TGTTCAGCATCTAATTGCGACATACCATTAGATACCAAATGCTCAATAACAGGTTTAGCACCGTATTCAGAAACCAATCCCATAATTTTAGATATTGGCGATGCTTCATAAGCCGCTGAACCTTGGCCAATTACGTTTTCTTTAGGGCTAAATAATTCATTGATTTTGCCTGGCTGCAAATACGACAATGGCGTTGAAACCATTTGTGAAAATTGCTGTGCGCGTTCATCAGGCACGCCAAATGCTCGAGTTAATCCATAGGTGGCTTCACCACCAATCATTGACGGTAAACTTGCAGGAACGTCAGCAGCAGACAATCCAAACGCCTGCATACCTTGTCTGGCTTCAAGCATCTTTTTCAATACTTGGCCAACAAAAGGATTGCCCTGTTGCGATACAACCGGCTTTGCTTCTTTGCCACCTGTCAATGCATTAATTGATTCAAAAGGGTCAAAGTCACTTAATGCAGGGTCAACTGAATAAGGTGTAAATTGTTCTTCATCTGGTTGCAAATCAGGTCGAATGCCTGCCATTTTGCTTTTCTTGCCGCTTGACCCAAACAAATCTGCCGGTACAGGCGGTTCATATGGTGACAGTGCGTCTTCCATCAGAAATCCCCTTGTTGTAATCGAAGCAGATTGTATTGTTTCTGTTTGTTGGCTTGAACTTCAGCAGGCACAGGCATACCAAGATTGCTGATTAATTTTTCACGTTTTTTGTCATCAGGAATGTTTTGACTTTTAATTACATGATGCAAAAATATTTTTGGATCATAGTTGGTTTGCCAATCTTGTTGAAAATTGTTTGCATGAATTGCTGAGTTGTATGGATCACGGTTTTTAAATTTTTGTAAACCTTGATTAAACATCTTTGTCGCTGTTGCAGTTGCATCAGCTTGATCCACAATTTTTTCAAGCACTTTAGGATCAATGTCTGCCGATCCATTTGCTAATGCTACAGTGTTTTCTGCATTGACGCTATTTACACCCATTGCTTTAGCTTGCAACAATTGATTTTGCGCTAAGTTTTTAAGTAATTCATCCAATTGTGCATTTCCGGCAACCCATGAACCGCCTTTACGCAACAACTGTCCAGGCTTGCTACTTTGTGCTTGACTTAAATTTTGACGAATTTTGTCAAGGATTAACTTTTGATCAGATGCTGTTGATGCCGCATCTGATGCTTTGCTAAACAATGTTTGACCAGCTTCATATCTGGTTTTTTGTTGTTCATTCATTTGAGGAATAACACCAGATGCAGATTGCACAGGCATATCCTGTTTAACCAATGGCATACGTTGAATGCCTTGTGGTGCGGGTATAGGCTCTCGTTGACCTGTTTCGGTTTTTGCTTTAGTTGTTGGTTGTGCTTTTGGCGCAGTCGTAGCAGATGGCGCGGCGGCTGGCGCAGTCTGTCCAACAGGCGTATATATAGGTTGACCACCTGGTGTTTTTGGTGGTGAAACAGAATATTTAACGCCATTGACTTCAACAATTTGTGGCATAGGTGCATTGCCGCCAGGCTGTTCAATGCTTACTTGTTGTTGTTTGCCATATATAGCGGGTGTTGTTCTTTCAACTTGACCAGATGGTGTGACTTGAGTCTTTTCTAATCCTGCCGCTTTTTGTTCTGCCGCAGTCATTCCAGTTGCAGTCATATTTCTAAGATAATCTGGAAATGTTGATGGATTTTGCATAGCTTTAGCCATTCCTGGTGCTGTTATGACAGCAATTTTTTTATCAGGAATATTCATTGCTTTTGCTTGGGCTTGAATATCATGCATAATTTCCACAGCATCATTTGGATTTTTTGCCAAATTTTTAGGGTCTAATCGCGGATCATATTGAAAGCCACCAAGCAATTTTGCAAAATCTGAATGTTGTTGACTATCCAATCCATATTGTGCTTTTAAACCCTCAATTCTTGCGGTTTCAGCTTGTTGTGTAGCTAAATCAATACTAGGTTGTAAAGTGCCTTCTGCTTTTTGAGCTTCAGCAGTTTTGGTTCTAATTTCTAAAGGCGTAAGTTGTTGTAATCGAGATAAATTTGTTCGCGCAGCTTCCAATTGAACAGGATTAAGCTGTTGCGCTTGCTGATATTGTTGAATACCACCGGCAAGATTTATCATGTCCGCTAATGTCATTTGCGGAGGTAGTTTTTGCAGTGATGTAACTGGTGTGTAGTCTGCCATAATTTATCCTTAGATTGTGCTTTTAACTAAACCCGCCGCCGGATATTGGACCAGATGATGGACTTTGATATATAGATGATTGACCTGCTAGACCTAAATTAATTGGATTTCGTTGTGCAAGCAAACTAGATAAGTATTGTTGATTTCCATATTGCTGGAATCCACCAGCCAAAGCATTACCCACGCCCATTTGACCGCCTGCTAGTGCCGCACCTTGACCAGCAATTGAACCGGCTATACCTTGCGCTGTTTGCCCTGCCAATTGACCAGTTTGACCTAATGAAGTCTGACCTAAGCCGGCAATAGAAGCTAATGAATTGTAGATATTGCCGCGCTGTGTTTGGTAGCGATTAAATGCGTTTCCATACTCTTGGCTTGCTTGGCCTTGTGTGTAATCTTGTAAGCCGCGTAAAGCATTACCGCCAATCAATCCACCGCCTAAATTAGCCATGTTTCGGTTAGCCATTTGACCTTGTTGCAGTCGAAACGCATAGCCAGGGTCAATGCCTTGGGCAAAATCTTCCGCACCAAACTGATGAGTTAGGTAAGGTCTCATCCCAGCAATGTCTTTTAACGCCGCATAACCTTGTTCTCGATATGGGGCTTGTTGCTGATTCTGAATATCAAACATCTCCCGCTGTGCAGCAGTAGACTGTCCAATTGCATCAGCTTGTGTTCGTGAAGCCTTATCTGCTGCTGATGCGCCAATTACCGCGCCTCCAACTACTGCCGCTGCTACCCAACTCATATTATTCCCCTTTAATTTCTAAAACTTTTAAATTGTTTGAGGAATCAAACAAAGCAAGTTCATCAGGCTCAATCATTTCTTTTTCAATTTCATCAAGATCAGTTTTATCAGTCTTATGAAATGTAATTCCAATTGCATCAGTTACCGCTAAAGTCACGCGCTTAGTGCCAGGCTTGGATTCAATAATGTCACCAGCATACAAATGCACCATTCCTTTTTCAGACCATGCAATAATTTCACCCTTGGCACACAAAAAATAATGATCTTGTTTGTGTACTTTTCCAACAATCAAACAACCCGCTGGGCGGCTCAACTTTCTGGCATACATTCCACCATGAAAATAATGTTCTGTGTGCATAGCGTTAGATGCCGCCTGCAAATCAGCCACTGGCATCATGGCCATTTCACGCTGCAATTTTTCAATTTGCTCGCGTGATGGAATTTTGATTTCGGCTAAGTTCATGGGTTGTAATACGGCACTTTGTACGGTTTACCAGCAACCGTGATGTTGATGAATCCAACAGGATTTGCAGGCAATGTCGCCGACCCCGCTGTGGCTGTTGTTGCGCTTGACCAATTCAGCAAATTTAAAAACCATTGTTGCCAGGCTCTGGTCGGGCGATTTGTCGTCTTATCCAGAAATTCGGCTTGTGGATATGGCTGGGTCTGCGAGTTGTAAAGCATCAGTTATCTCCAGCAGATGCTTTAAGATTTGCCGACACAATTACCGCCTTGACCGGATCGGTAATGACAACTTCATAAACTCGATCTCTGGCCATGCCCAAACGCCTCCAAATTGCACGGTTTTTATACTTGCCAATTTGTCCGATTGTGACCCAGTATTCACGCGACCATGTTGAACCGCCATCATTTGACCAGCGTAACATTGCCTGTGGATAAGTTGTCGTGTCGCTGGTGTTTATTTTAGCCCCATTTCCGATAATAAATATGTCCGTTGGCCCAATTGTTAGCGTTGCCGTTGCGCCAATGTAATAAGGATCGGTAATAAAAGTGGTAGGGAAATTAACAGATAACCCCGTTGTTCCCACGCCAGGCTGGAACTGAATCTGTAATTCGTCAAAAAACTGGCGCTGTAAGTCAGCCACCAAGTGCGGCGCACGGCGTAAACGCCTAATTGTCTGGCCATCATCCGTGTAATTTTCACGGTCTAATTCGTAAATCTTGCCGTTGGCATAATCCCCGCACAGCACCAAACCTTGAAACACCGCCGAACAATTCCCACGGTGGCGACCGTAGACATTGCCATTAGTGACATACAACCATTTGTGCCACATTGTGGTTGTAGCGTCATAAACCCATGTTAAGTTTAATGTAGGGAATGACACCACATAGCATTCATGACCCTCAAGCTGGTATGTCCATGCCACCGCATCATCAATGTATTCATTTGCTAGTGTGTTTTCAACCGCATGGGTAGAAATACGCTTAGGCAAATAACCCTCTATTTGCATGATCATGCCTTGGCCACGGTTGTTTCTGGACACATAAGCAAAGGAATTGCCTAATCTGGCCATAGAAAACTGGGCGGCAATGCCGTGCTGGGTAGATGTGCCTGGTATGCGCTGGTAGGGGAATGGAAACGCGCCAACATCAATCCAGACTTCAGATGACGATTCTCCCAACAAATACACCTCACGGTGATCCACAATCAGCGACACCAAATTGTCAGGCGCACCGTCTTTGGACGCAAACGACAAAGGCTGTGAAATGGGGCTTAATGCGTCAGATGAACCCCATTGCTGGGTATTAGGGCGGTTGTAGACAAAATAATTATCTACGGTGTCCACGGTATTACCACCGCTGAACGCACCGTCTGAATTGGGTATTTGCGTGAAATTCAACGCATACATGGACTCAGAGCTAATTTGCTGAGAATTGCTAACCGTATATGTGCCAACACCGCCAGAACCCGTGCCTAATGCCGTAATCATTGTGTTAGCTGATATACCTGCGCCCTGAATTGTTTGGCCAAGGTACAAAGTGCCAGAACTAACCGCAGTCACGTTTAAAGTGGTCGGTGCGTATTTGTACGTCAATCCGGTCGGTGTGCCTGCCGTAGTGGTGATTGCCGTGCCACCAGAAGTAGCCGACAGCGTGAAAGTGGTCGAACCGTTGGTGGCAATGATGTAATAAGTGGTCGGGTTTGTGTAACCAGTAATTGAGCCTGTGCCGCCAAACGTGCCGCTGATAGTCAGGGATTGGCCAATAGCCAACGCAAACGGCGCAGCAGTGCATGAAAACTGTCCGGCAGTACCTGTGATAGCCACGCCGGTCAAAGTGCCGCCAATGGTCGCTGTGACGATTGCGCCAGCCGCAACACTAGACATGGATTCGCTGAGAACAGTCTGTGATGTGCTGATGGTGTAGTTACCAATTCCACCTGTGCCTGTGCCAAACGCAGTAATTATGGTTTCACCAGCCACGCCTAATCCGAATATTTGCTGACCCACCGCCAATGTGCCGCTTTGCACCGATGTGACAGATAAAGTCGTGCCAGACATCGATCCATTGAAAGTAGCTGTCGCTGGCGTAGAAATTCGCCATGTGTAACGGTATGCACCGTCAACAATATAGACGTTAACGCCGTTGTCAGTGATTCCAACTCGACCCGTGGAAGTGTTCAAATACCCGACAATAGTTGGTGTGAAGTTGGATGTCATAACGTAGACGTATGGTCCACATACAGCAACCAGTTGCGCCCCGCCAGACACAGTACGCAAGCCACGAACTTCAGCCGCGTACAGGTTTACTTTGGCAGTTAAGCCAGGCGTAGGGTACAAAGCCACCACGCCGCGAGTGCCAAGTTCTTTTAGCGGATCAATCTCAGGAAAGAAGTTAATACATTCCTGCGCGTCCTGATAAATGCTTGGCGCTTCGTAACTTGGGCCGATAAAACCAAAATCAGGCATTTGTCATCCTTATCTAGCGAAACCGCCCGAAAGTATCCAACCGGCATCTTTGGCCTTGCCGACCAACAATGAATCAGGATACCTTGATGTCTGAACTGGTCGCATATTGGTGCGCTTGATTGTGGCTTTAGCCTGCGCCGCAAAGCCTGAAATCATCGCTATTTGCACTTGGCTGGTCTTGCCGTACATAGGCATCAATCGTTCAGCCAAACACCATCTAGCCGCCATTGCGTAAGCCTGTGGCAGAACAATCGTGTCATTTATTGAGTCGTATCTGCGAAATACCGTGTCCGCAAACAGGTGCATTTCGCCTTGGCTTGGGTTTGGCCAAACAAAGATATTTCCTAAAACTTCAGTTGGCTGGTAATACAGAGCTTTTGGCCAAGGACCAGACAGCGTTTTTAGTCCGATCATTTCATAATCTTCAACCGCCAGAATTGCCACCGGATAGTCTAGACCGCCGTTAACAATAGGAGTGCCGTTTGAATTAGTATTGATACGAACAAAAGCAGAACTAATAACGAGTGGTCGCTGGTAATAGGCGTTGATTGTTGTTGACGCGGCGGTTTGAGAAATGTTGACGGTGTAAGTGCCTGCTTCATTGACGTTACCTCCTGCGCCTGTGGCAAACCCTGTGATAGTAGTTCCTGTCACAACCCCAGAGCCGCTAAGAGTTTGACCCAAAGCAATAGCGCCAGAATTGATAGATGTGACCGTCAAAATGTTGCCAGAAATACTGCCAACAAAGTTTGCGCCAATCTGACCGCTTGGTCCAATGGTGTATTGCGTCTGACCTGGTGTTATCGGAAAGACAATTTCAGTCTTGTAAAACACCATCATGTCCTCGTTTGACCACTGATCAAGCATATCGTTCAGCATATCAAACGCATCTTGCGCCGCTTCAGGCGTAGGTGTTTCCCCAGCTTCCAATGCACCAATGTCTTTTAATGCCCTAGAAATTATGTCAATCGGCTGGGTCATATTTATTCCTTATATATCTGGTGTAAAGACTTGTGGCAGCCAAGGTGCGTGTGTTGGCTTAAATTCATTTGTTTTTATTTGTTTTTGTAGATTTTCTTTGATTAAGCCGTTACTTGCAACATCTATCCACTCAGCTACCATTTCCTCAGTCACTTGGTCAAACTCAACATTCATTACAGGGTCAACAAAAACCCATGTCCCCTCAGTCTCAACGGTGATGTCATCTTCAATTGCAGAGCAATGGTATTTGACTTGCATTATCAAGCCATCTTTTGCATAAATGTCGTTGATTTTCCAAGTAAATGTCATGATGGTTGTTGCTCTTGTTGTTGAGCCGCTACTGCCGCATCGTATGCAGCTTGTTCTTCAGGCGTGTACTCAATGACTTTGGTTTCACCTGTTTC